ATAGTTTTCCTTTCCGTTCAAAGTAGGTGCGCACATACTACACACACTTGAACAGTGCAACGCTTAGACTCGCTGAACCTCAATCTGAAAAGGTGCGGCAGTGTTAATGTCGTATTTGGCGGCAATGGCCAGCGCCTCAAGGATGCGATCAGTTGCCCAATCGGGCTGGGCAAGGTTGGGCAGTTGCCCCGCCAATGCGCCTAGCGCGTAGGCACTGCCACTGCCGACCCCATAAAGTCCATCGGTTGATTGGGTGATGCTTAAGTCATCGCCAATTTCAAAGATGTTGCCAGCAAATGCCAATAGGTATGAGTAACTGATTCCTTCTTTGGTGTAATCAAATCCCTGCAACTTGAACGCTGCAATGATGCTTGGCACGATCTTTCGACCCATAAAGGTAACTGGGTTGGTGCCATCGTATGCTGGCGGTGTCCAGTTATAGGTAAGAACATCCCCTGGGCGGCAATCACCGCTAACGGCTAACAGGTACTTTTTTAGCTTTATGATCTTGGGGGTGCTGGGGCTAATGATGCGCTTATCTCCATCAGTCACCTGAGAGTCTGCCCCTAGAATGGCGAAATTAGGCCCCTGGAAGGCAAGTAGCGTGGTCATTGGCCAAGTGTAGGGCAACGGCTTGAAAAGGCGTGGAAACCCTAGCAATTCCCCAATTCTTTCGGGTTCCCACGCCCAAATCCGACCTTAACACGCCCATAAAGCGTTATCAAATCGTTACCAAAATCAGGCCAGTTATGGCTGGTGCCTGTATGTACAGGTGCTATCTTTTACTTATTGGGGGAACGGCTCCCAATAGATCGGGGTTCAAAATGTTAGATTGCCAAATGTGTGGAAAAGAAAGCACCAAAGTTACAAATCGCTGGTATCAGTATGACAATGGAGAAAGATTCATTGCATCTGTTTGCACATCTTGTGCAGACTTGCATTTATCGTTAATCCAAAAGGCAGGTGCATAATGAGCAACCGCCTTTGGGTAGATGACAATGGAACAGTAGTTTGCGATGAACACGCTGGCACTTATTTGCGTGCAGGATTTGAAGCAAACAATCAAGCAATTCAACACCGCACACCGCTTGGAACTTGGTGTGCTTATTACACAAATCTTTTAGGTGGTGCAGATTTAGTGTGTGAAGTTTGCACACCTTGGAATTCACCAAATCATCCTTACAACCGCAATAAGGCAGGTGCATAATGTTTTCGACCAACTACACCTGCACCTGCACCGCCTGCAAAGTCCAGTTTGAATCAGTTATGAAAGTCAATTTATGTCTGCCTTGCTTTGAGGCATACCTAGCGAATTTGGAGAATAACTAACATGGGTGCTTACAAAGAATTGGTAATTGATATTGCTGACACGATGTATCAAATTAGCCGTGATCTCAATACCGCAAGCGAATCAGGCGATTTTGATGTGATGAAAGAATCACTACGCAGGGCAATTGTTAACTCTGCATTGACCATTGCACACATTCAAGAATTGGAGAATTAAGATGATTACAAAGCGTGGCAAGCGCGTACGAGCAGTTGCAATTGCAGTTGGTTTATTTGTGGCTTGGCAGGTTGCTGCAAACCTTTGGTGGGTTGGCATTGATGCACCATCGGCTGAGTTTCTTGGCTGGTGCTGGGGTTCAATGAGTCAGTGCGTGGTTCTATGACACCGCTTAGATCAATCCGCGTTGATGCTGATTTGTGGGAACTAGCATTAGAAAAAGCGCGAAATGAAGGCACCACCGCCACCGCAATCATCATTGAAGCATTGCGCGAATACATCAAGTAATTAAAGAAACGAAAAACCCCCCGCAGGAACGGCTGCAGGGGGTTTTTCTATGGGGGCGTTTTCGCGCCTAAAGTTAATCTGTGGCGATCTCGCCAGCAATTGCAAAGTATGCAGCACCATCCACAAAACTATCAAGATGATCAGGTGATTCAATCAACCTAGCAACTTTGACAAGTGCAAGGCACATTGCAGCTTGAGATGGAGAAATCTCTTGTTCTAAATAAATTGACCATAAACCCGCAATGCGCTGGTGGTTGGTTAATGGCTTTCCATAATTCTTATTGCGATCACCGTGAGTTAGGTGCTTGGCATTATCTAAGATTTCACCGCGTTCCATCATCCCCCATTTCATACCAGCCATCGCCCCAAAGGGTTAATAATCGCTGAAAGTAAGCCTCGTATTGAAGGGCGATAGTATCAAGGTTATAGAGCGAAACCGCACGATTGCGCACCTTTTGGCGATCTAAGTATTTGACACCTTCAGCGGCCTGCACGAATTCACGCAAGGTTCGGCATCTAAAGCCCGAAATTCCATCAGGGTTGTTCTCTGTAAATGCGCCCCAATCGGTTGTGATTGTTGGGGTACCGCACGCCTGCGATTCGATTACTACATTGCCAAAAGGTTCAACATAAAGAGTGGGGGCAAATGTCGCTATCGCACCGCCCATTAGTTCAGCTCGTTGCTGCGGTCCAACTGAACCGACAAACTCGCCATACCCTGATTGCTCACCAGGACCTGCCAAAATCAGCCGCTTGCCTAATCGCTGGCAGACTTCTTGGGCAATTCGGTATCCCTTGCGATCAATCAACCGACCAATAAACAGGTAATACTCGCCATTTTGATCACCTAAACCATCGCCCAATGGGAACATTTCAGGTTCTAAATACCCTGGAATAACCGCATCGTAGAACTGGCCATCTGCCGTGGTTGGGTTTTTCCACCCTGCATAGATTGAGTGCATCCAGGCGTAGGACTCAAACACCCGATACTTGGCAAACACCCCGCCGTAGCCAACGCCAAACTCCACCGACATTGCGTGCGGGAAGGCATCGGCGATTGGCTTTTGTGCGCTGCCGCCGATCAAACAAATGAAATCTTTTTCTTGGATTCGCTCACCGATTGCTTCAATGGCGTTGGTATTGAACTCATCCCACAACGGCCCCGAAAATGGGAACTGGGTGTAGTGAGGCACGCTTTCAACGGCTTTTCTACGCTTATCTTCTTCAATGCAGGTAATTAGCTCGGTGACTGGTGCATCAACAACTTCGCCTGCATAAAGGAATACTTCGTGGCCTAGATCATGCATCATCATACAAAAGCGGCGCACCTTTTCAGTAAAAGCGCACCCTGAAAATTCATGAATTACCTGTGTGTGTGGCAGTGCCACTATGTGAAAACGCATTGATTCCCCCGAATCTGTTTTATAGTGTTGGTTGGTTGGCAACCATTTCATCATAGGTGCTTTTTAGCATTGAGGTAAATTCCCCGTTGCCGTGGTCAATGATGGCGTGGGTTTCGGTAATGCCCATTGATTCAACTTCAATAAAAGTTACATTGTCCATTTTACAACTCCGCACTTAGTGCCAAATAGGCGTTTGTTGAATTGTTAGCAACAATGAAATAAGGTCTATGAGTTGTAATTCCACCAGCGCTTGCAGTAACAGTAAATTCTGTCATATTTCGCCCAGCACTTGCAATGGTCAATGATGTAACTGGATTTAAGCCACCTGTTCCATCCCAAAAAGTTAAAGTTGAAAATTCAACGGCTGAAGGTGCAATCCGCATTGATACAGGCGGAGCTAGTGTTGCTGTGATAGTTGTGCTTGAAGCGCCAGTTCCCATTGTTGTAACTCTTTCATAAGTAGCCGAACCACCTGTTCTGAAGTAGTACCGCTGACACAATGCCAGTTCGCCTTGAATTGAGCCTGATGCGGTTGTGAACGGGGTGGCTACGCTGCCTGCTTCGATCTGCATACCAGTTATTTGCAAACTGTCATCTGCGCCTGCAGTGCCAACAGTTGACCAACCTACACGCACTCCAATTTGAGTTGCGTTTGCTGGAACTGTTCCAGTAGAGGTGAATTTAGTCCAAGTTGATGTTGGTGCAAAAGTAGGTGAATTTTGCCATTCAGAATATCCAGTCCAGCCACCAAATTGTGATGCTGCGGATTGATTTGTTCCAGTTCCTGAATAAAGACGAATTAAACCAAGTCCACCTGAACCTGAAAAGTTGGCACCCGCTTTTGCCCAAAAAGACAAAGTTATTGTTTGGCCTTGCAACGGTATCGAATTTGAAGTTTCAAAAGGTTGTGCAATTGAAAGAATATCTGTTGCAGTTACGCCACTATTTCTTTGCAATTTAATGGCATATTGAAAACTGCTAGGCAAAGATGAAGTTACTTGCGTGATAGCCATTGAACTTGTGGTTCCAGTTAAAAACCATCTGTCAGGCCCATATACTGAGTTTGCAGTAAAACTTGTACCGCGCTGCCACACACCAAAGTCACCATTGATGATCTTGTTCTTCCCAGCCACAAACGGCGCAACCGCACCGCCCAGGTTCTCTTGCTGGTCGGCAATGTCTCTTGATCGTGTCATTGGGTTGGCTCCAAACTGAGTAGGTAGGCTTGGTAATCAGAGTTAGCTTCATCCATTGGAATCCACCAGATTTTGCCGTCTGCATCTGTCCGCTTGATTACTTCCTGACCTAATTCATCTGTAATTAACTCATAAGTAAATTTTTCCATTTTACAACTCCGCACTAAACTCTAGGTAACTTGCTGTCGAATTGTTTGATCTTAAATAAGCACCAAAACCAGTTGTCAAACCTGAAGCAACGACTGCCTCGATTTGCGGTGATGTCGTATTTAATTGACCACTTGCAATGCTTGTTGTGCTTGTCGAAGCACCACCGTTAACAACCTGAAAACTGCCACTTGATGCAAAAGATGGATTAGTTCTTAACTCAATGTCTAAGGAAATGACTAACTCCGCTTTTGTAGTTGATGTGCAAACTCCCACACCTTTGAAAGTGCCGTAAGCAGTCCCTGCATTAAGCCTTCTGTAATACCGCTGGCACGCCGCAAGTTCACCCTGGATTGTGCCAGTTGCAGTTTGGAACGCGGTGGCAACGGTGCCAGCTTCAACCTGCACGCCCCAAAAATCAATAGTTTCGTTTTGAAGACCAACAGCAGGATAACCAGCACCAGAAATAGTAGTACCAACGCTAGTCATTAAACCTAAGTTAAGGGCAACAGTTCCAGTTCCAATAGTTTTTCCAGCAATAGATGGAACTGATATTGTCTTAAAGTACCTAACCCAAGAAGTAGTAATTGCTGTTGTGCCACCAGAAGTTACAACTGTTCCAGAACCACCTGTGCCAAACTGTTGTTCAAATACTACACCAACGCTGGGAGTACCAGTGGCTGCTTTAGCCCAGAAAGAAACGGTTACTGTTTGATTAGCAAAAGTTCTAACATCTTCTATGCGTTGCTGCAAATAAGCAAAATTTCCAGCAGCACTTTGTGAGGCTGTTACTACTCTAGCAAAGTTTGTTCCTTCGTAACCAGCAACAGGCGCAGTTCCTAAAGTAAAAGTTTGTGCTGAATAGGTAACCGTTCCACCAGAATATCCAATAAACCAACGATCAAACCCATAGGTACTACTTGTTGTTGTACTGGTAAATCCTCTTTGATTTACAAAGAAATCACCGTTGATAATTTTATTCTTACCCGCAAAGAACGCAGAAGTATTCAGCGGATAGCGTGCATCTGCCTCTGCCTGTGTGTAGGTATTAGCAACATTGAATGCGCCATAAGCAACTACAACCAAGGTATCGCTGGCAGTTGCTGCCAATGCCAACACAACTGAAGTTCCAGTTGAAGCCGTGTAATCGGTACCGCGAACAAGAAGCACACCATTGAGATATACCTGTTCAGCGCCAACTGTGTAAGAAAGCGTTAAGGTGTTGGCATCTGCACCGCTAAATGTTGTTTGTCCAGCCGTAGCAATAAAGTAATAGGTGATCGCAGCAGCGGCACCTGCAGCGCCCGTGGCACCAGTCGGTCCAGTGGCACCAGTTGCACCATTTGTTCCTGCAGGGCCAGTGGCTCCCACGGGGCCTGTTGCACCTTGCGGTCCAGTAGGTCCAGTTGCGCCATCAATTCCAGCAGCACCAGTTGCACCTATCGGTCCAGTTGCTCCAACAGGACCAGTAGCACCAACAGAGCCAGTGGCACCAACAACACCAGTAGGTCCAACATCTCCAGTTACTCCTTGCGGTCCAGTTGCACCAACAGGTCCAGTTGCACCGATTGGTCCAGTAACGCCAACATCTCCCTGGATGCCTTGAATTCCTTGCGGTCCAGTTGCACCCGTAGCACCTGCAGGTCCAGTTGCACCTACAACACCTTGAATACCTTGAGGACCAGTAGCACCTGTTGCGCCCGCAGTTCCTGCAGGTCCAGTTGCACCTGTTGCACCATCTACGCCTGCAATACCTTGCGGGCCAGTCGGTCCAGTTGCACCGATCACGCCAGTTGCACCTGTTGGTCCAGGAACTGTTGAAGCTGCACCTGATGCGCCCGTGGCACCTATCGGACCCGTTGGCCCTGTATTGCCTGTTGCTCCGATTGGGCCAGTGGCACCAGTTGCACCTGCAGGTCCAGTTGGACCAACAACGCCTGTTGAAATGATCGCCACAATAAGTGGGTGATTGTTTGCAAAGTTAGTTGTGCCTGTTCCACCTGATGTTGTAAGCGTTACAGGAACTTCAACATAACCTGTTTGCATTGTAGGTGTTGCAGATACTGTGAACTTTTGAAAGTTATCAGAAAGGTTTTTGTCCTGCACAATAATAATATCGTTCGTTTTAATTAAAGCTAAGAAAATGTCAACATCCACACTATCTGAGTTGATGTGGCTTATGTTGATCTGTGTTGCAGATGCTTGCGTTGCATTGTTCCAAATAATATCGCCGTTTGCTGGCGCACCTGTTGTTGCAGTTGTATCAGCCAAGTAATCGTAATAATTTGCACTGCCACCATCGGCACCTGTTGCACCTGTTGCACCAATTCCACCTGTAGGACCAGCAACACCAGTGGCACCGATAGGGCCAGTTGCCCCAGTAGCACCGATCACACCTGTTGCACCTGTTGGCCCTGGCACTGTTGAATCAGCGCCTGTTGGCCCTGTCGCTCCGATTGGACCTGTAGGACCTGTTACGCCAGCAATTCCTTGTGAACCTGTTGCACCTACTGGGCCAGTTGCGCCAACATTTCCTTGAATACCTTGTGGGCCTGTAACGCCAGTTGAACCTGTTGCGCCAACTACGCCTTGAATTCCTTGTGGGCCAGTTGCACCAATTGGACCAGTTACACCAATCTCACCTTGAATACCCTGAATACCTTGAGGACCTGTTGCACCGATTGGACCAGTTACACCGATTGGGCCAGTGACACCAATTGGACCAGTTGCGCCGATAGGACCAGTTGCACCTGTAGCACCGCTAACACCGATTGGGCCAGTGGCACCTGCAGGCCCAGTTACACCCGTGGCACCAACTGTTCCTTGAGGACCAGTTGGACCAGTAGGTCCTTGAACACCTTGCGGGCCTTGCAGGTTTGAAATGATAACTTCGGCAGGGCTTGCAATTTCTGCAATTACATCAGTGGTGCTTGAGGATACATAAACGATTGAACTCATCGAGTCACCTCTGCGCTGATGAGTAGCTCACCCTGCACCAATCGTGTAACTGTTGCATTTGAGGCAACCAATTCAAGATCATAGACATAGGTGCCTGGTGGTAAAAGTGCAGTTTGTGTTGCAGTTTGATTCAGGCTAATTGTGCCAGCGGCACCGCCAAGAGTAATGCCACCATTTGCAGTTGTAAGACTCAAAACTGTGTCAGTTTCCTCAACATCTATGCGTGCTGCAAGGCGGGCAGTGTAACCAGTAAGGTTGACTGCAACATTGTTAATCTCCCAAGTTAAAAGAAGATTGAAAGTTGCCCCTTGTTCAATCGTAAAATCTAATGCGCCTGCCGCCATTTAATTGCTCCAAAAACTAGGGGTGGATTACTTTGAGCCGTTGCCAAATTCTGTTGCTGATGAATCTAAGTATTTCAAGATTGGACCTGCAGCGCCAGCAACGGCGGCCATTCCAAGAGTTTTTAGATCAGTCTCGCCCGCAAGGTACAGGGCAATTGCTGCTGCCGCCGCTGCGCGAAACCAAGAAAGTGCGATTTGCTTGAATTGTTCCATTTGATTGCTCCCTTATTTCTTGCCGTGAACTTTGCAACAAGTGCAAACTTCGGCTTTGTATGCTTTTTTTGCAGGAATCGGTACGATTTTAGCACCGATTTGTGTAATTATTTTTGGCTGATTAAGCCACCAAAACCAGGGTGATGTGTCTGTTGATAATTCTTCTTTGATAGAAATGTGAAGGTGCTTTTCGTGCTGATTAGAACCAGTGTATTTGCGGTTGCCTTCTTTAGCTTTAGCCTTTGACCAAATCTTGCCGTTAAAAATTAAGTAATCAACGCGCTTATCATCTTTCAACTGCTCAAAGATTTCAGCGCAATCAATGCCACCTTTAGGGTCGTGGGTAAGGTCAACGGCTAGGCCAGTATTGTGATCTGACTTAGGATTTTGAACCTGATGGGCAGCAGATGGTAATAGGCCATCGCTGAGTTTCTTGCGCATTGGCTTCAGGGCGGTGGCTTGGCGTAGCACCGCCGTTGCCGCTGGTGTTGCCTTCATTTCTTTGCCAATAGGTCAAGAACAATGTCCATTTGCACTTCAAGGCGATTAACTGCATCTTTCAAACTGCTGCCACCATTGGGCTTGAGTTCGTTCAGGTAATGCTTTACAAGCCATCGCACTGAGCCTGCAAAGGCACTGATGATTGCGATGATTGAGACAATTAAGCCTGCCCAGTTTGCTGGTGTCATTTGCGCGGTTCTCCCGTTATGAGTTAAGTGATGTGATTTGTGCCTTTAGAACTGCATTTTCCTGGGCGAGTACGCCAATGGTTTCACGCATATTCTTTAAGACTTCTTGAATATCTACTTCTTGTTCCATTATTCCCCCTTGAGTGTGTCTATTTCAGCTTTAAGTTCCTTGATTGCAAGCATTAAAAATACTGTAAGGCGATCATAAGACAGTGAGAATGGGTCACCTAGCGGGTCAAGAACAACCGCTTTTTCTAATCCGCCGCCAATGTCTGCAATATCTTCAGCCAAGAAACCTATTTGTGTTTCATTAGGTTCATCACCAACAACAAAATCATCATTTGTTTGATAGGTAATCGGCTGCATTGATAGCACTTTGTCTAGCCAACCATTGCTTGAGATGTATTCAATGTTTTTCTTAAATCGTTCAGATGAGGATTTGAGCGCAAGTCGTGAACCTGTTGTGACACAAAC